ATTTGACTATCTAAAGTCGTGTAGTAGGAAGCAAGTAGGTCTTGGAAGATAACATTTTCTAGTGAAAATCCAGATCCACCACCCCTTTCAAGTGCTTGTCTTGACACGTCTTGCTGACCTGCAATAGTGTTTACGTTTACAGTTAATAGAGTGTCGTCCATATCTGTTTCTGATACAGCTGCATTTTCAGTAGCTTGTGGTGCAGTACTTGAACCAGTTGTAACCCTTGAAACCTGTATTTGGTTTCCGAATTCTGGTAACTGCTCTTTGGAAGCAGCATTATAAAATGCTGATCCTGCTCTAGCTATTGGTGCATACATATCTAACAAATATTGTGGTACAACAAGTCCAGTAAATGCACCTGTTCCAACATCTCTTGCTTCAAACTCTTGGTGTGAATTTAAACGTTCTTGTGCTTGATAATCGCCCTTACGTGATGAATAAGCGTCCCTAATAAAGTTATGATCGCCACCTTGTCTATAAAGGTCTGGTTCATTGACTTCAACTACGGCTTCTTTATCGCCTAAATCTTCATCTTCTACACCTAAGTTATTTCTGCTTTCTTTAACTGCTTTTAAAGTTTCGGTTGCTTCTCTTGCTTCTTCAATCTTTTCGTTAAGATCTTTTACTTCTGTGTGAAGTGCTTTTGATCTGTCAAATTTATCGCCAAATCCCTCTGCACTATCTTCTAAAGTATCAAGTTCTTCAACTAAAGTATCAAGTTCTGCAACTTTACTATCTCTAGCTTCAATTAATTTTTTCATAATATCCTTAGTAATTGTATTCTTATACTTCTGCGTAAGGTGTGTAGTTAAGTGTGATACACGGCTTATAACACGGCGTTACGACTGTTTGCGAATACCGTCCCTTTCAAGTTGCATTTTTAACAACTCTACTTTTGGATTGCTTCGCTTTTTATCAGTTTCCGTATCAACTTGTGTAGTTACTTCGCTAATAAAACTTTCTAATACCTCTGTTGCTTGGTCGCCATTTCTAGCTTCTACCAATTCTTTATGTAGATTTTCTATATCTACGCCACGTAGTTTTGCACCTGCCCACGGATTAGCCGGGTATGTTACAACTGACACGTCAAACAATCTTGCTTCCGATACAGTTCTTTCGTCGCCCTGTTGGTTAAATTCATCACGCATTGCTGCAAAAGCAAATGACATTTCATTTAGATCGCCACGCTTCATTGCACTTGCTACTTCTGCAACTGTTGGATTTGTAGGATCTAATTCAGCTCTAACAAATAAACCGTATTGATCTTCTTCTAATTCTAATGTTCCACTTGATGTTCTAGCTAATGGTATGCCGTCGTGATTTACTAAAAACCTTACATCATCTTGTTCTTTTAAAGTTTTCTTAAAAGCACCGGGTTGTATAGTTTCGTCATATACGCCTTTGTGATCTCTTACCCCGTACGGCTTGTTGAATACTGACGCATAACCTGTAAACAATAATGTATTCGTGTCGTTATCATTGCGTTCTTCAACTGCTGAAAAAGTAAAACTTCTATTTTCTGTTAGTTTTTCCATTTCTTTAAGAATAGTGTTACGTTTTTGTGTGTCTATTGTTTGTGATATAGCAACTACACTATCAAATTCTTTTTGCAATCTGTACCCCTTACTTTTTTTTGGTTTTGCTTTTGGCTTTGTGTTTTTACCTTTGTAATTCTTTCTTGGTTCTAATGTACCCTCACTAACAAGTTGTGCAACTTTTCTTTCTGCCCACTCCCCTGCTTGTTTAGGATTAGTCCAAGGATTAGAACCCCAAAGTAAAAACGCAACGTCCGAAGCCCTCCAAGTGTCTGGATCATTAGGATTTGATTTTTCACGATCTAGGTCGGATAAATGTCTTTTATGCCACGCACCCATTCTTACAATCTTATCTACGCTTACATCTTCGCCATTTGCCATAGAACGTGCTTCACGCTTTGTTTTATCTGTAAGTCCGTCCCCTGCCTTGTTTAAATTATCTAAACCACGTTGTGCGTTTTCTTGCATAAACTTTGGTGGTTTTCTATCTACTGCCCTATGTTCAGCTTCTATTGTTGCTTTATTTTCTTCTGCTTCTACATGATTTAAAGCTGTAATTTGGTCTTGTGCTGATTTATGTGTTTTATGACAACCTATTAATGAACCGTCATCATCTTTAACAACTGCGTGTCCACCAACTTGGTATTGACCTGTTTCGCCACTTTCTTTAAGGCAATCTGGGTGGCTATGAATTATTGAATATGGCATTACTCTGGTATTTCGTTTGTCGGATCGTGTTGATCTATACCTTGTGGTGTTGCAAGTGGATCTACTAACCCACCTTGTAAACCGATATAAAACTTGTCGCCACCCTCATAAGGTTCTAAATCCATTTTTGACCTTGCTTCATTTGGTGTCATTACACCAGAACTAATAGCAACTTGAAAACCTCTAACTCTACTTAGTTGGTCGCCACGTGCATATTCATCTGTGTCTAATCTAACAAACTGTTTACCCGGTATAAGTGTTGAAAAACCGTCCTCTATGCGTCTAATCCACGGAAGTAGTGTATGCCTTACAAATGCAAGTCCATTACTTTCAATGTTTGAATAAACGTTTGATCCGTCTTTAGATAGCAATAAATGTGCCGGTACTCTAAATACCCTTGCAATTTCATTTACAATTTGTTCACGTGCTTTTATTAGCTCGTCCCCTGCCGAAGCACTTATTGCTTTCCATTTTAAACCACCTGTAAGAACTGCCGGTTTTCTATTACGGTTATGTGTCCCAATCCAAGTTTCTTTTAGTACAGACGCTTGTTCAGCTGTTAAATCTCTATCTGTTTCTAAAACGCTGCTTGGTGTACCACCTTGACCGTAAAACTGTGCAATATGTCTTTCCATTGCTAAAGCTAAACCGTATGTGTTTGATTGTGTTCTTAGTGGACTTATACCTACAAGTTGACCGGGATATGAATACCAAATAAAATGTAACATATTGTTCTGTGTAATTTTTCTTTCAAATTTACCTTTATTGCCCATAAGCATAAAAACCTTTTGACCATTTTCCATTTCTACTTTTACTTTCTCTGGGTGTACTGGTGTCATTGCTATTGGTCGCCCTTGTCGGTCTTTGTCTATAAGTAAGAAAGCGTTGCCGTGCATTGCCATTGATGTAATGATTTCGTGTATAACTTGAAACATTGTTTGGTTTGGATTTGGTTTTTCTAAAAATTTAGGTTTATCTGTAAAGATAGTCTTTGCACTATCGTATCGTAATGTTTTTAACGGAAGTAATGAAATACTATCTGCAATAAGTGATATAGCTGAAAAGACTGCTGATATACCTAATGCTGATGTTTCGTTTACTTTTTCGCCTGTATAGTTATGTAGTCCACCCTCACGTAATGCTAATAAATCGGTTAGGTTGCCTAAAGCTGCGTCCCTGTTTTCTGCTCTTTTGAATAAACTCATCTAATTGTTAAATAACTTCCTAATATCATAAACGCACCTGCCACTATGTAAGCAAGTGATGTATTTAGTGTATATACACCATAAATTATAAGCCCTGCACCAACTACTTCTAGCATTGTTGTTATATAGTTAATCATTCATTCTTACCTTTGCTATATTATAATATTCGTCATCTAATTCTATCCCAATAAAATCTCTGTTTGTATTTTTACAAGCAACACCCGTTGAGCCACTTCCCATTGTAAAATCTAAGACTGTTTCATTTTCTAATGTGTAAGTTTTAATTAAGTATTCAAGTAAATCAACTTGTTTTTCAGTTGGATGATTGTTAATGTTATGTCTATCACTTTTTCTAAAAGTAAGTAAATTAGTAGGATATTTTAATTCATCTTTATCTGCACCACTATATAAAATGCTTATGCCAAAATTACTTGAATTATGTTTTTTAGTTTTATTACCTCTATCTTGCTTTGGATAACTTGGAACTTTTATAGGATTATAATTAGGTTGTGATTTGTAAAAAATATGTATATTTTCTAAAACTCTTAATGGTTGTATTTTTGCTAAAAATGGATTTGAGTGCAATACTTTATTCCATACCCAATCATATTTATATTCTTTAATATTAGATAATCTTAAATAACTACTAAATGGCTCAATGCCAAATAATGCTATTGCTGTATTATCTTTTCTAATTCTTTTTATTTGTTTCCACATTAAATCACTTGGAATAATTTTATCCCAATTATTTTGGGTTTTTCCATAAGGTGGATCAGTGAAAATAAAATCAATAGAGTTATCTGGTAATTCTTTCATTACTTCTAAGCAATCGCCGTTATATAGTTTCATAAATTAATTATCGCAACTTCTGGTTCATCATCTAGTGGATCTGGTGCAGTTATACGATCAAGCATAATTACCATTGCAATACAACTATCTATCTTTCTTTTTGATCTACCTTTAGATAATCGCCAACCCATATCCGTCACTCTTTGTGCTGCTGACATTACTTGGTCTGTAAACGTTGGATCGCCGTTATGTCGTATTCTCGCATTAGAAATTAAATCATAGGCATTACCACACGCCGGTATCATTCTGCTATGTGTTTGTGGGAAGTTGACCATTGGTACACCTCTATCAAGCAATACTTGTGCTGAACGTTCAAAAAACGCCGGATCATACGCAACTTCTTTAACTCTATACTTTGTCATTAAACCAACAACAAATGCTTCTATTTCTTGGTAATCCATAAAGTTTTCATCTTTAGGTAGCCATATCTTTGCTTGTGTATAAATAATATCATTTTCGTCTTTTTGTCCATATACGACTGCAACGCTATCGTGTCTTAGTGCCATATCAATACCAACAAATAAAGGTCTTTCTGGACTAAGTTTCATTTCTGTATCTTCACACGCTAACCATTGTTCTATTTCAATCCAACTTTCTTGATCTGTTCTAGTCCATTGATTTAAGTGATAACGTTGAAATTCGTTTATTGGCAACGCTTTCATTCTACGTCTAAGGTTTTCTATTGGCCACCAATCGTTTTGTATTGCCGGGTTTACTTTTTGCCAAACTTTCTCATCTTTAGGATTGTCTTTTTCACTTGCACCAATCCATTTAAAGTAAAATTCATCATCTTTTTGTTTACCTGCTTCTTTTAACAATCCTCTTTGATATAAACGACCTGCCATACTATCTAGATCGTGTCCTGCTGTTGTGATGTTTAACACTAAACCGTCTTTACGTTTTGCTGTGTTATTAGCTAATACATAATGCACACGTTCTAAGTTAATGTTATTCCATTCGTGTATTTCATCAGCTATAAAGCAACTGTTTCGTCCACCGTCTGCTGTACCTGCTTTTGCAGCAACTCTAAATGCTCTACCACTACCGTTTTTAACTTGTATTTCATTTTCGTATGTTTCAACCATTTCACGCAAAAATGGACTTTGTTCGCAAATTGTACGCATATTGCCAAAACATAGGTTTGCTTGTTCAAATGACGCAGCTGCAACAGCTACAAGTGGGGAAGTTACACCAGAACCTAAAAGTTCGTATAGTCCAACCATACTAACGATTGCAGTTTTACCATTACCTTTTGGCGTACCTATTAATGCTTCTCTGTATTTTCTTTGTCCTTTATCGTTTAATTCATATAATTCATAAAGTATTGCTTTTTGCCAATCATCTAGTCTTACTGGTTCGCCATAAAAATCGCCCTCGCCGTGTACACAAAACTTTTCTATAAACTTAACAACACGTGATCCGTGTGTTTCTGGTAAAGTAATCATTCTTCCTCAAA